TGTATGTTAGCACTTTTATTTGTTTCAGCCACATTAACGACAGTATTAGTCTTTATAATATCATTAACAGGCTCTGTATCTAAATAAGCATATTCAGGTCTACCCTCTCTAAAACACTCTACAAAAGGAAGCATCCCATAGAAATTGGTGTGATCAGGATTATCTGCATCATCATAGATTTTACCATTTCTATCATAGATGAATGTATTCTCCATATCCCAATATGCAAATAGTTCAGGAGTAGTATCAAGTACCTCTGATTTAGTAGATAGAGGATATGTATAACCAATAGGTCGTAATGGGTCATCACCAAACATAGGCTCAAAATCATGGATAATATCATAGTCTAATAGACCATTCCTGAATGTTACCTTTACCAGACAACTATCAAGCAGGTTAGTGAACCTTTCTAATCGCTGCATCTTAAAATCTTTCTCAACAAAGTAATCCATAATATCAGGCTTTGTATATTCTCTATTAGGTGCAACCATATATACAAGTGATATTCTATCTATAATTCTCTTGGTTATATTCACATTAGCAATAGGCACTTTATTGGATAACTCTCTTGAAAAATACTTCTGTGTGTATCTCTCTGTTCTTCCATTGTAATAATCCATAGCCATTTCACGTCTATCTCTCCACTTATTCTTGGCTTGTTGTTGTGCGTTCCATTGTGATTGCTTATCTACTAACTCTTGTATTTTAGGTATCATCTATCTACACTCCATAATTTAGGTTTCTTAACAGGATATAGCCATTCTACTGAATAGCCTAGTGCATCTGTCAAATGCGTTAATGTTTTATTGCTCTTATCAATTTCTCTTGTGTTTGGTTTGTTTGTTACTCTTTCTAAATCATTAATTAAATCTGTGCATGATGGATCTACAATCATATTATCCTGTAATGCCCTGTTCATAGCATTCACTCTATTGACCACCAATGGATTGATATGTTTAACTCTTACCTTAAAATGTCTGCGTAATATATCTATATCACTATATCTTGCAGAACTATGCTTTGCTCTACCTGTTGCATCAGGATATGAGTAATAAACATTGCTTGGATATTCTTCTTTTATTTGCTGACACAATCTTTCTGTGAGTAAATCACCCTCCCCTGCGTGGGAAAGTGAGTAGGTTTTGAATACCCTGATATTTGGCTTCTCGTGGTATTCTTGGAACAATACTGCACATAATGGATCGGTATTAAAGTCCTGACCAATGTGTATGGGTTTTCTAGGATTATATTTGACTTCTTTGACATTTTTCTCCCTGTTGAATGAATGATAAGTGGATAATGCAGATAGATTGACAAACTCACCATCTCTATATGCCTTTAATAAGTTCTCATCATAGTTTGATTCTAATAGTTTAACATAGGCTTCTGGAAGATATGTATTATCAGTTGTTTTACCCCTAACCAATAACCTATCATCATTATCATCTGTAACAAATATCTTATGCGTATAATGGAATCCCTCTGGTGATGTTACAATATATATCTCACAATTATCAGATCCACGCATTCTACCAATAGCCTTTTTAAACGCCATATCGCAGTTCTTCCAACTCTCTACATCAAACTCATCAAAGCCTATGAATGTAAGTTCTGCACCAATAATACGCTGTGGTTTCTGTAACTGATAAATCTTAATATTTCCTGCTGCTGTTCTGAATCTGTGTTTAGATTGATTGTACTCATAAGGACAATTCATATTATCTAATAATTCTTTAAATGGCTGTACAAATAACTCCTCTGCAAGATCATAAGTCGGATATATAACCCAACCATTAGATAATCCCTGATGATTCGTTCTCTTAAACATATTCAGGAGTGTTTTGCGTATAAAGATATGCGTTTTACCTGCACCATATCCTGCTACTAAACCATTGATTGTTTTATCAGATGTTAAGAAATCCCATTGGTGTGGGAAATAATCTTCTTTATTGAATCGCAGTTTATACATCTATGAACTCAACACCATCAACAGGATTCTCCCATTTAACTTCTGACTTCTCAACCTGACCTAATACCTGTTTGCCTAACCATATAAGCATAGTAACATTGCCCTTATCTGCTGCTTTCCATTGCATCTGTCTTAATCTAATTTTTCCTTTATCCCTACCTTTTGTCAGATTTTCGGAATAACTCTTTCTGATAAGGTCTGTGCTACAACCAAAGAATGATGCAATTTCAGTATCAGTACAACCGAATGATGCTAACTGCTCAACCTTATCTTTATCTATATCATATTTCTTTGGTCTTGCCATTATTTATCAAATCCTTTCAATGGATAGAATATCAGGCTATTTCTATAACCACCCTCTGAATGTGGAATGATAGGCGAAACTCCATGAACATTTTTCCAAGCAGGATAACATATCATAGAATTGTCAGCACATTCAATAGTAAGCCCATAATCTGGAACATCTAAATAACCACCTTCTGAATCAAATCTTTTAGAAAATATAACATTTACTGTATCTTTTAAGTTACCTGTATCTCTATGATAATTAGCAGATATATTATAATTAGATATTGAACTTGTGAATAGGTCGCTAAACTTCCATTTTTTTGCTGTATTTTCATTCATTACTTGTTTCTGTTTTTTATATATTTTAGGTAAATGTTTTTTAATTAATGTTTCTGATTCTCTACAAAGAAGCATCATTGCTTTTATAAAGTTTTTTGCTTTTTTCTTTTGATGAACTGATGATATGCTTGGATAAGGTCGCCTGTTTTGTGGTCTTGGTAATACCGATCCTAATATTGTAGAAAATTGTTTAACCCCATTTCCCTCTTTTTGTCCAGAAGTTCTGCCCATAACAGATTTAGGAACATTATCACTTCTAAATTCTTTATTTGATATTTCAAGAAGTTGTTTCATCTTACCATTAATGCTTTTGATATAAAATCCAACAGGCTCACCATCTATTGTAAATAAAGTATCTTCTGTAATGTTCGCAGTTTTATTGCAACATTTATCTCCTACTTTTATATCGTGTTTAATATATTTCATTTCTAACTTATTCATAACAATATACATTATCTGCTTTTGGAAACACCCAATCTGGACATTCGTAATCTGGCAGTTTATAAATTCCATTATTATATTTAATATTTTCGTAATGGCTTTTCATTTTATCAACAATATTCCTGTACCTTAACATTCTTTTATCAATATCTAAACTCCATTCAAATACCATCTTTTCAGGAAATACTTTCATATCTTCTAATATATCCATTTCAGCACCCTCTATATCCATCTTCACAAAAGAATCTTTTTTTATAACTTTTTCATAATGAATACAATCTACTGAAAATTTTTCATTACCCCAATCTTTATACAGGCTATTCCTCCAAGTTTGGTTATTATTTCCAACATACATTGTCATCTTTTTTTTATCATTTGCAACTACTGCTCTTTGAAATATGTTAGCATTAAAATTATTTACCTTTAAATTCTTTTCAATCATCTTACAACTGAATGGATCTGGCTCATAAATATCTACTGTCGCACCTTTTGATAAAGCAAGAACTGCAAAAGCACCTGCATTACCACCAAGATCAATCCAATGATCTCCCCTTTTAATTTTAAAATCTTTATTTCTTTCATATACATTTCTGACTATAACTTCTTCAAATGTTTTTTCATCAGAAGTTCCCTCTCTGACTAAAAATTTAATATCCTTATTATTTTTTTGTTTTATAATCATTCAAAAACCCTAATATTAATCCACCAACATACTCACCATTTTTTCGTATTTCACCTACAAGTTTATAAGCCTGTTCATAATCTTCCAATGTAAATTCTATTTGAATTGCTTTTCTTGTTCCATCAATCATACCATCAATTTCATCATCAAGGCTATCATCATCAAGTGCAGAATAATCCATATCAGTAAATCCTGCTAATTGATTTTCATCAAATCCCCAATCTTTTAATTCTTCCATTTCAAATAAATTTGCTAATATATCATAATCCCAACCACCTGTATTCTTATTTAATCTTACATTTAATTCTTTTTCTTTATCATAAGTTAGGTCAATCTCAACGCAGGGAACTTCATCAATGCCCATTGTTCGTGCAACCTTAACTCTTTGATGCCCACCAATGATGATGTCTTTTCTGTCTTTGTTTTTATTGATAATAATTGGATCTACTAAACCAAATCTGGATATGCTATCTTTGAGATGTTTGTATTGATCATCAGACAACTGTCTGGGATTATATTCTGCAAATATTAAGTCGTCTATTGGCTTCTGGATAATCTTTTTAAGCATTTTGCTCCTTTTGGCTTGGATTATTATACTAAATCAACTATATGAAAATAACCTTATTTATTTTTCAAGTAATTAACAATTTCTTGTAACTATTCTCTCCACTAAATTAGGTGATATAAAAAATTTCCTGCAAATAATTGTTCTTCTTTTTTTATAAGATAAATCTGTATATTTTAAACCTTCCCAGAATGAACGAATAATTGTGTTCCTGATTTCAGTATGATTAACTAATTTATCTACATCATAGAATTGATTTGTGTTTATTTCAATTTTTAACTTCATCTTCTTCAATAATGACTATCTCTGTTCTAGGTTTATCTGAATAAAGTTTTTCTGCGTATATGGTATATACTTGATTGTCATCAAGGAAGAACCCATTATGACCACTTAAACTATCTAAAACATATTTTATAAGATTATCAATATCAGGCTTCTTGGTATGTGGGATCTTAATCCATTGGTCTTTAACTATACCCTCATATTTGCCTGTTCTATAATGGCTTTTTGGTCGCTTCATGTAGAATTTGATGCTTATATGGATTGCGTTTAATAATGGAAGATGATTAAAACTTTTGTTATAGTTATAATCTTTTAATGCTTTTGTTAGAAATTTTTCTTTATCTTTTTTGCAGGGGTCGTATGTTCCGAATTTGAAGTGTCGGTGTCTTTGTTGTGGAATTGGATTGCCTTGAATTTCCAATACTATTTGGATTACTTTATCTCCTTACCGATTAAATAGCCTAAAATGAATGCTAAAACCCAACCAATAATATATACAATCATTATGCTTAAAATCAATTATTAATCTATTCTCCCATTGAAGAAACTAAAAACCCAATTTGCAATATCTTTTATTAAAAACATTGCTGCGAATACTAATATTAATGAAAATACAAAGATAAATATATATCTTATATTCTCAACAAGTAGTATAGTCAATGTCCCTGCTACCAAAAATACTAGAATTAATACTAATGCTCCTATCCATTTTAATATCATTTTATCCCTTTCAATATTTCTTCACATAATTCTCTTGGAACTTTACTCTTTTCATAAGCATTTTTCATTCCCTGTGTTCCTGATCGAGAACCTCTTGGTGCTATTTCATGATGACAATTTCTGTTTCCATTATGACACATTTGTCTTGGAATCCAACACATATCATTTGTCCATATATCTGTGGGTTTCATTCTGTTATCTCCATATTTACAATAACATACTGTATTTCTAATTGGTACAGATTGAATTACAGATAATTTTCTTAATTTACCTCTTGGATTTTCAATATAATATTTTGGATTCAATTCATTTATTATATCTAATGTTTTTTGCACAATTTTAACACCATGTACTGCTTGAAATGTTTTTGGTGTATGGTCTTTATTCCAATGATGTCCTATTGATGAAACACTAAAATATGTACAAGGTGGTGATGCCCAAATAATATCAGGCTTAAATGGAATCTTACTTATATCAAAGTCGAATATATCACAGACTTGGTCAATTTTATCAAATGCTTTAAAATCACTTGTATATGTTTCATATCCCAATTCTTCTGCAACCTTTGAGAATGACCTGGATCCTGCAAATAATTCTAATACTTTCATAAATCTCCATACATTTCTTCATTATAATCTTCAAATAGAAACTCACCAAGCATTTCTAATACAACAAATTCACAATATGGATTGCTGCACTCCAACCCCTCCTCTACATCATCTTCTGATACTAAAAACTCTGCTACTTTTAATGGTGATACACATTTAGGACAATTTGGTATATTCATTTCATACTCCTGTGAAATTCAATATATTCTTTCATAATCATATTCTTCAATCTTAATTTAGGTACTAATACCCATAACAATGTTACAATACCCACTTTTACTATAATTGACATTACTTCATTTAGAAAATAAAGTAAATCTATTAATCCATCTGTCATTTGTTTCTCCTATTTTATGTATTTATCCACTAATTTTTTGCCTATGTATAATACTGCAATAACACCTACTATTGATATAATATCTATAAAATGATTTCCTGAATCTGATTCTAATTTTCCTATTGGCGTTTCAATAGATACTTTTTTTGATTGTAATGTTGTGTCTAATGTATTAATTGGTTTTGGTTTCATTTGTTCTCCTTAAAAAATGCTTTTGCAAATCCCTGTGGTGTCATTGACCTTCTCTCTAATCTTGTATATTTACCATAGTATTCAGGGTGTATTTCTTTACTTTTCATTCTGTCAAATTTAGGCATATCACATTCTATTGGGTTTTTTGTAGGAAAATTAAACCAACCCCATAGACAAGTTAATTTTTTATAATTATCACCAAAATCATAGGGATTAAATTCATAACAAGGTTTACCCAAAAATCTTTTGAGCAATCCTTTTGGATTCTCTAATGCCCAAAATTTCAAAGAAGTAGTTTTGGCATAAGGACTAATTAATTCATATTGTGCTTCTGCTATTATTCTCAAACAATGATTAACTATCTCATACGCACTTTTTAGATCTCTTGGTTTCCCTGTTGTTTTAGCAAAACTAAATTGATCACAAGGTGGTGCTGCCAAGATACCATAAACATTTTTAGGGGGAGTGTAATCTCTAACATCATTTTCAGGTAGCGTAATCAATCTAACATCATACCCTGCTTCTTTATATGGCTTACTCCAAGACCCTGTACCACCACATAAATCTAATATAATCTTATCTTTGTTTGGTTTCATTTGTTATCCCATCTGCTTATCATCTGCATTTTCATATCTACTACACTATTAACAAAATTTAAATATTGATTATCTATTTCATACCAATCTGCATCTAATGGTTCACCTTTACCCTTGCCTTGCTGCATAATCATACCTTTTGGATTTAATTTTCTATGTTTTATCGCATCTTCTTTTTTAATCCAACCACAAACTGTTAATTCTTTTTTATTGGTATTTATACTACAAAATATATATCCATCAACATCATAATCCATCTGGGATTTTAATAGATTGTTAGTATAATAATCTTTGACATCAGTTGTTCTTGACATTGTTTTGACATCATATCTTTTACCATTATGTTTTAAATCAACACCACCATCACAACCTGAACTACCATCAATATACTTTAATCCAAACATATCCTTAATTACACATTCACCCATAATACCAATATATTGTTGGCTTTTATTTCCATTGTCTTTGGATCTATTCCCAAAATTATGATTATCAATTTGCTTTTTACAATGTGCTATTATCTCTGGTTTAATTTTAACATTTAATCTTTTCATTATTTTTTATCCTTTTATTTTTAGTTTTTATGCTTTTTTGCCTATGCCTTTAATATAATCCATAGTCATCTTTCGTTGATCATCAGGTCTATATGCATTTTCACTTGCTTTTTTTAGATATTCATCTTGTTCTTTATTTATTAAATCTTGTTTATGTTCTTTATAATACCCATCATAATCATTCTTTGACCAAGTGTTTAATCTCTTATCAATATCAAATGTTTTTTCCATCTGATATTTCATTTTTTTACCACTACTATTTTTTTCTGTCCAATAATCAACAAATGCTTTCAACATATTATAACCATACTTTTCTAAATATTCTTTATTAGTTATTATATTATTTACATTATTATCATTATTTACATTATTGTTTGTATTTGTTCGCAGTTTGTTCGCAGTTTGTTTGTGATTTGTTTGTGGTTTGTTTGATATTTGTTTATCTTGGTAAGTATCATAATTACATATAGTTATCTGTGTTGATTGCGTGTTGGTTTCGAGCAACAACATTTTATCTTTTTGTAAAACTTTTAGGAAACTTCTTAACTTGGAATTACCCCACCTGAACTGTTTACATAACTTCTTTTGTGATGTAATCATACTACCTTTTTTAACCTTAACTAATTCAGATCCAAGCATGAATTTATTATCTTTATGGTTTGCTTTTAGTAATAACCATATCCACGCTTCAAAGTTAGAATATACCCTGCTGCGATTAAGTATTGGGTTTTCTAATATCTTCCTGTGTAATGAAATCCAACCATCAATCATGGTAACCACCTTTTTATTTGTTTTGCTCTTTTATCTGGAATAGGCATTAACCCATTGCACCATTTAGATACAGCCATTGCTGATATATCTAACTTCCTAGATAACCACCTTTGGCTTCTCTCATGCTTTTTTAATTTTCTAACTAACATTGCTTTATGCATTAAATAATACCTCCACCTCTTTCTTTGATATGTCTATGCCTACAAATTTTGGGAAAATAGTAATCAAATCCTCCGAAGCAGGTTTATCCCTTAAAAATGTCTGCGTTATTTCATATTGTGATTCTTCATTATTAAATATATCTAAAAAATCATCTTTTACAATTAGCATTTTATTTGATGCTCTTGCATCTTCACCACTAAAAACCTCTATTCTGTCAATAAAAGGTCTAATATCTAATTCTCTTTGTGATTCAAATAACTCTAATCCCCAATGTATTTTAGCATTAAAATATATAACATGATCAGGATAATGTTTGCCCATCACATCTACTTGTTCATGATTTAATTCTGTAATAAAAGTTTTCATTTGTTTCTCCAATTTAAATGCAGGGAACTACTTGGATACTATCTGTACTGAATATAATAGTATGCAATCCTCCGACAATAGAACCCTGCATATCGTTAGCAATTAAAATGGTAGGTCATTCTTTGCTGCTTCTACCAATTCTTCAATAGGCTTTTCTTCTACCTGTTCACCATCTGATTCAAATGCTTTTATAGCAAGATTATTCAAGATGTTTCTAGTATCTTTATCAACCCAAATTGTGTCATGATATTCATCATCATTACCTTTTTGACTAGGCATTCCAACAAATTTACCATTAGTACCCTCAACTAATTTGAATCCTTTTATAGTCATGTCAAAATGTGATGTCATTCCTACAAATTTAATATCAAAGAATGCTACTATTTTTCCCCAACTACCTTTTCTCATATTATCCACTTTATATTCCATATTACTTTTCCTCCTGTTTTTCTATTTTTGGATTTTCGAATAATTTTATCGCTGTTTCCATTGTTTTTAATGCTTTATCAGCAGCAATCTTTGAGTTCTGTGCATCATAAATCAATGCCCACCAATCATTAGTCTTTTTCTTTTTACCCTCAAAACACTTATGTTTTAATAATTCCTGATATTTATTTTTTTGTTGTTCAGTAACATTATGTGCTTCTTGTTGGTGTATAGCATTTTTAACTTCATCTGCACTTGCAATAGATCCATCAATACCAATATTTAAAAAACCCAATGCTCTACCTACTGCACTTGTTTCACAATTCTCTAATGCTGATGTTTTATTGATTTGTGATGATCCTACCATCTCATAAGCATATGCAGTAAATATTCTCATTCTATCTGAAATATCTGGACATATCTCTGCTTTGACTATGAATCTATCTGTGAACTCTACTAAATCAGTTCTAATAGATCCATTTGGATATAACTTATGGAACTCCTGAACTCTCTCATTTACTAGGACATAGTCCTTACCATGTATCTTGATACTCACTTGTTTCTCCTTTTTTTGTTTTGAAAATGTAAACTAAATATAATTGTTTTAAATTAAATAAAAAATATTTTATATTACAAATAATCTATTTATTAGAATTAACCCCATATCAAGTTGTCATTTGTTTCTCCAAAAACATACCACATGATGGGGTTTTTTCTTATTTATGATGTTTGCAATTTGGTAATCCATGTAATATATTAATCAATTTTAATTTCTTTTTAACCATTACTGTAAATTTTTTATTACACTCTCTACAAGTTAATTTTTCTCTTTTCATTTATTCTCCTTTAAATATTCCCTAACCAACTCATACACCACAAATGTGATAAACATGGCTAGAAACACTATAATATGCCCTAATATGCTATCTTCTATCATTTAGTTCTCCTATTTTACCAAGGTAATATTGAACCACAAGACATTAATTCTTCTTGTAGTTTTTCAAATAAATTTGCATTAAGAATATTTAATTCATATCCTATTATTTTAAATTTATTTTTTTCATATTCTATTATAGGTGCATTTAATTCATATATTTTTTCTGAAAAAATACCTTGCTCTACAATTTCCCCATCATCAAAAGTACCATTAGCATAAGCATCTAATTCATTAAAATAATCATATTGTTTTTCAGTTAATTGCATTTTGTTTCTCCTATTTATTTAAAATTTCATAATTATATTCTCTTGCAACATAATTAATATGTTTTGAAGTTGTTACACTCCAATATCCTAATTTAGTAACTGTTTTTTTAATATGGTTAATTTCAGCCACTTTTGTTCCATAAGAATAAATAAAGAAATTATCAACCTTTAAATTCTGCTTATATTTTTCCATTTGATATTGCATTTGTTTCTCCTAATTAATTGATATATAAGTTTACGAATTATAAACTAATAAAAAAAGGATTATTTTATTTTTTTTTAATTTATAGAGGTGGTAGGCAGGGTGGCTCTACTTAATAATAGTGGATAAGGCTAGTATTATGCTAGATGTCGCTATAAAGACATAAAAGCCACCCTTAATGTAGGAATGTGTCTTTTCTACGGAAATAAGTCTTTTATTTAAATGGAAACTAAATTCCTCAATGCGTTCTACTTTTTCTTTTATGAACTCACAATCTTTGGAAATTTGTATTAGCATATATTTTAAATCATCATTTTTGGGCATTAATAACTCTCACGCAACTTTAATCTTAAATTATACAATTCAGGTGCTTTTTGTTTAATGGGAAAATCTTTCTGATCAAAACGACATATTGCCCATTGGTCAGGATTATAATTTGGATCTGAATCATTTGGTAGGAATATAAATGGTAAATGTGAACCCTGAACCCTGTTTAGTACTCTTGCAAAAAATGATTGTGATTCTACAATACTTTTATTATCATTATCTATAAATTCAGTTTGATAATAATCCAAAGATTCAATTTCAGGCATTAAATCTGATGGAGATAAATAACTAAAATTCATACTCCAATTTCTTCTGCCTAATGTTCTTTGTTTTGTTCTGTCTGGGTGATTTGCAGAGTAATCCGAACCAGACAATTCCCAAGCATAATTATTTGCCCAATATGTCCCACCTCTTGTATATGAAGCATTAGATAATGTTGCTCCACCTTTTGTTTTTATATTTTTAACACCATCATATTCTCGTTTCATTTCAAGGGATAAATCTGGACTATGTGGTGGATTCCATTTGCTGCACAATGAAACACACCCTAATTTGACTATGTCATTAACAGCATCAGAAAATCCTCTTATTCTTATTTTAAAAGCATCTGCAACAATGTCGGTATTATATTTTAATTTTACTATTGAGAATCCATTATAATCAGGTCGTGCAAAAGAACTATTATAATTTATTATTTCTTCTGTTATTATTGGAGAATACCAAATATCATTATCATAAAGATCCCTCATTTCAATCTCAATACTACAATTTCTTGTCCTAAAATTATGTCCTAAAATAAATAAATATACAAAGCCATTTTCATCTGCAATCCCTGAATAAGTATAATAATCTTCCAATTCTATTGTATAACCTATTTGTGATGTACCCCAATTAAAAAAATCAGGAAATCCTTCACTTGCATTAATGGTATGTGTTTTAGTAGGATTTAATAAATGTACATCATTCCAATTATGATTTTGATATTTAATTTGACCAATACTTTGAAGATAATCAAAAATTGGTATAAAAAATGCAGGTTTTTTAGTATTACTATATTTAGCCATTAATAGCCACCTCCTGTTTGCATTGCTCTGCTTATTGTTTTTAATCTTCTACTATCTGGGGTTTTACCAAAAATAGAATTTACATCAACCTTTTTCCCATCTTTGTTGTAGATATTTTTATTTAAAAAAGTTGTCTTTATTTTATTTGGGATTTCTCCATAAATATGATTTTTATTTAAATCCTCAATATTAGTGTTTTCAGAATCAAAATTATTATCAACTAAATCAAATCTATCATTTCTATATATAGGAATTAATGGTACTTTGTTCATAGCATCTGTAATTGCTTGACAAGACCTTACAAGTAAACTCCCTGTATATTTTAAAAATGGTTCTTTCCCAAGTTTAGATCCAAAACCAACACCAATAACTCTATTATCATTATAAAACATCATAAAATTATGTATATCATAAGATTCTAATTCATAAATTCCTGACAATTCCATATCAAATCCAATTATTGATTCACCCATACGAATACTCATATCCCCATTGTATATATCAATAGCCTGTCTTGTATTTATTTTGCTATAACTCATATTGTTTCCTCATCAAATTAACCATACATTATAAAATTAACCAATAAAACAACATCTTGTATATTTAATTCATTATCATTATTATAATCAACTTCTGGATCATATTCTCCATCAATTAACATATTTATAAGAATAAGCACATCAAGTATACCAAGTTGCTGATTAAAATCTTCTGGTGGTTGTGTAAGCAACCAAGTAGAAAGATTAGAATAATAAGTTAATTTTAAATCTGACAATGATGTTGGCGTATAATATGGGTATAATTTAAGTTGAAAATCAAAATGTGATGGGTGTGAAGTATCACCTATAACCCAAAGTAAATCAAGATTGTTCTGGATTCCTGTTGTAGAATTAATAACATAATTATCACTTGCATTTGGGTTTGTGTATATTTGGACATAATCCCACAATGGGTTGCTCTTGTACAAAACCCACCCTAATTCAAGTTCTGAACCATTTGCATTAATTTGATGTGGAATTTCAACAGTTTCTGGATTAAAAGCATTTGAATCAAATGGCGTAGATTTAATATTTCTTAAAGAATATATATAATGGCTATCATTATTTTTCATTCTTAATTCCATTGCAACAAAATTACCTATGCTACTATTAGTCCACCCTGTTGTAATTGAACCATATCCACTACCATCTGAATTTTTAGCAGGGATTAGATCCTCTAAACGTAAAATATCAAAATTATTAATTGATACTATTTTACTCATATTATTGTGAAAATTACCACCTGATATTATATCACTATCATCAGAAAATCCCTCTAAATTTTCATTATCAGCAATATAAAAACTTCTTTCATAAGATGATATATAATCAACACCTTCATCTGATGTAAAAGCACTATCATAACCAATTAACATTTGTTGTGTATAAGTAGCAGTTGGTGGATCATATATATCAAGAAAATCATAATCCTCATCAGTAAATTCAGAATACATTGGGTCTATCCAATTAGCATTTGGGAAAAAACTACCACTCCAAAATGAATTATAATATTTAATATCTACATAAGGATCTGTCAAGTTATATTTAGGAGCATCTAATATATGCAACTGATAACAAGATACTTTTATTTTATCTAAACTTCTTTGAACCTCTGTAACTAAAAACAAAGGTAATCTTACCATTCCACCATGTGCAATAGGATTAGTATAATCCATTCCATAGGCTTTTAAATTATCTAAAAGTTCATCTTTTGGGAATTTAATAAGTGAACCAACCTCTAATTCATTATATTGTAATGGAAGTTGTAAATCAACAACTAAATGTTGCACTTTCCCATTCAAATATTTCTTTTTCTTTAATTTTACTGCTGTTTCTTTATCTTGTATATATTTTGTTTCAAAAACAACTTTATTATCTTCACTATCATCAATATTATTAAATTTCATTACAGGTTGTCCAGATTCTAAACCCATGTCAGCAATATCACTTTGATCATCAAAATAAGCATCTTCTGCTTTTATAATTTTAGAAAGTTTATCTGTTGCATAATCAAAACCATATTGTATATCAAGTTTAGAAATTATGTCATTAGCAGAAGTCAATTTAAAGTTATAATTGATTATATCAATACTTTCTATTTGTTTTGCATCTACATAATCTTCTTCTAAATATGTTCTCTGTAAAGTTACCCAACCAAAATCTCCATTATTCTTTAATCTCGGAAAAGACATGGTTGATTGTGAAATATCTTCTATTAATTTTTTAGAATTAATTTTATCTGTAACTGAAAAAGCAAATCTCCATCTATGATGCTCTCTCCATGCTTTAAGATATTCATCACTATCAAACCTTGTTACCCCTAATTCATATCTTAAAATATCCCTCATTATATCTATTGGATTCTCCAAATAATCTGTTTGTTCTGGTGCATAATTATCATCATGGTCAATATCCAATATAGGAGAAGTCCTCCCATTAACATTTAAAAAATAATCTAATGATTGAGCCTTGTCATATTCAACTAATGATGTGCAATCTATTTCATTGATATTCATCTCCAAGAAATAATCATAAGTTCTTTGAACAGTCCAATTCCCATAATTATCCATTTCACTATAACCTATTCCCAACAAATCAATACAATAATAATTTGCAGGTTGTTTTGCAAAGTTGTTTGAACTCTTTCCCATGTGGAATCGTAAAGCAGGACAAACGTCCATTGGTATATCATCAACTGAATTAAATTCATTCAATAAATTCTTAAATTTAATTTTAGCATTATCATTCCAGAGATATGATACACTTGATAAATTTGGGTTTTCCCAAGTAGTTGGTGGAGTATTAGCATCTTGTCCATGCTTTCCAGACATAGTAAATAATGCTCTTACATCTTCATATTCATTGATTGAGATTGATTGATGACTTATATCAATATCCTCATGGGGAAAATAATCGTCCTCTCCATGCGTATAATTGTACCAAGAATTGTCAAATTGCTCTAAAAGGACATCTCCATTATCTGGTAGAACCCATAATTGATCTTGATTATCCAACCATTTACCATAAGCATTTGGAACAACTGCATCACCGGGAACAGGTAATTTTAAGCCATCTATTGTCGTGCGTAATAACCTTGAAAATTTTGCATCTGATGGGTTTACTTCCCAAGACAAAATATAAACATGAACAGCATCAGATTTTACGTTGTGATGTGTACTAAAAATATGCTTAATAAAATATGCTTGGTTATCATCTAAACTGTAACCTGTTGCAGAATCATTGTCTGTCAAACTGAAATAAGCAACATCATCAATATAATTTACAGGACCATAAGGAGGCATATCCCCATGCTCATCATACCACCCAAAACCATCAGCACCGGCAGTCCCTTGATATGCACAAGTCCTTATTAAATTAACTCCACTTGGTTTATCAAAGATTAAACCTTGTATCCTATCTACTGACCACAATAAAGACCTGTTTATTTGTACTGAATTATCTCCACCATGTTTATATTGATACCGAGTTGCATTATCAGATGGTATCGTAATATATTCTTCATTTAATTCTGTTTGATCTTCATCAGTAAATTGTTCTGTTACAAATTGATGAGCAACATATTTTAATAAACTTACATATCTCCCATCAAATGCTCTAATTGCACCTGTTATCCAACCATTTACAAGGTGTTCTCCCTCTGCTATATTTTCATTGTCAAAATAATATTCTTCATGTAATTGGCTAACATTCCTACTCCCATCTGCTCTAAATCTTAAATTCCCATCTATATAACTTGCAACAGCAGGTGCTTTCTCCATTCTCCCATAACACATAGGAATGACTTTACTTTTATATTTATCAGGTACATCATCAGTATCTCCCATGTATTCTGATGGTAAATCTTTATGAATTTTTTTCTCTGTTAAATCTTCTAACCCAATAGTAAGTTTCTCATCAGTATGTTTGATTGACCTTATTTTACCAAAATATACATTCAAACAATCACTAACCCTTAATGTTGGACTAACATTTTGACCTGGCTGATGAACTTGCTGATTTACAGGGGTAATTGTAGTACATGATTGTGATTTTAGATATATAGATACATTTTCATTCATTAATAAATTATTAGTAAATAAGTCGGATATTCTTGAACCATTATATTCTATATTGCTCAAACTTAATGTAACAGAAGATATTTGATATTTCCCTGATTCAATATTAATAGATTCTTTTAATTTTGGTAGATCCATCAATAATGGCTTACAATATATATTCCCACCATTACTTTTTTCTATATCTATATTGGTTGTAGAAAATCCTGAATAATCATATACATTTAAACCATTATCATCATGACCTATCCATTTTTCAATAATAACAATGGGAACTATTTGTGTATTCTTTGATAATACATCTTGTTTGAACGTATCAGATATAAACATTATATAATTTGACCCCTGCGTAATGCTTCTTTAATATGTGGAACAATCACATCTTCTGTATAAGATTCTGACATTACATTACCAGAGATTGTAACATTAATATTATTAGAAGTAGACATTGGCTCATCACCTGCATCTAATGGTGTAACAGTTACTAATTCCTGACCACTTGGATTATCTCCCACCATAATTGATTGAGCGCCTGCTGTTACAAAACTACCACCTTGTGCAAATGACATTTTAGGTGCAGGTATTTGATTAATAAGTGATGTTATTAATTCATTCACTAAACCACCTGCTGCTCCTGCTAAAATCAAATTTAATGGAACAGGGAATTGTGCAAGTGCTTTTGCAGCATAACCTGCAACACCTTCCATGATATAACCCCTGATTGCATTTTGAATCCCTGCTCTTGCTGTTTGAGCGCCTTTTGCTGCATTTGCTATTTTCTTTTTTGTTAAATCATCATCAGAATCACCTATTATTTTATTTGCATTTTCTTCTACTTTTGCCTCTTGGACAGGATCACCTTTTGCTTTTTTAATCTTTTTTGCATTATCCAATATTGATTTCAACATTGCTTTTGTATCTTCATCTAATTGAGCCATTATTGCAGAAATTTCTGTACTCATATCAGTACCCAAGTCCACAAATGATGTTGATAATGCTTCATTACTTGCAATTAGAGAATCAACTTTCTCATTCAGAAAATTTGCAACACCTTCACCGAATAAATCTCTAAACCCATCAATATACATTCTAATTTGTGCAAAAAGTAAATCACCAACAGTTGGGAACATGAGATTCAAACCCTCTTTCATGCCTGTAATTAGAACAACACCAAGAATTTGACCCATTGCTCTTGCTGTAATCCTTGCTAATTCAGTTGCTGTTTCTAAATCCTCACTAATGGCTTGTGCTATATTTTCAAATCCTATCTCTCCTAATTTAGAAAATTCTGTATTTATTGCATCTAATTTAGGCTTCAATACTTTTAATAATTCATCACCGATTGCTGCTTTTAATCTATCTACTCCATCTTGAAAATTGGAAACCATACCTGTCCAAGTTCCGGCCACTTGTGTTGTCATACCTGCGATACCAAGACTTGGATCTATCAAAGCCCTTTCCATTGCATCTCTAAATTCAGGTAATGTTAATTCACTTACATGTTCAACTCCTGCAAATGATGCTATTAGTGGGAGAACCCCTCTATCTCTCAACATATCTGCTGCACCTGCTCCACCTGCAAATGCTCTACCAAAAGCAGATGCTGCATCAACTACATCTACTCCCATAAATGCTGCTAAATCTGAAACAGGTTTAATCATTTCTTCTGCATCAGCACCGAATGATTTTAAACTTACACCTGCTTCTACAACATTTTGAAGTTGGAATGGTGTTGTGGCTGCAACATCATTAAATGCTTTAAATGCCTGTGTTCCTCTTTGCACAGAACCATACATAACATTCAATCTGACCTTTAACATTTCAAATTGTGCTGCTGTATCAACTGATGCTTTTCCAATATTGAACAATGCTTTTCCTAACCCCATAGCACCCACAGCAACAGCAGTAGCACCTGCTGCAACAGTTAATCCTTTCATACTCCCAGAAAGTTTACCAATCTTGCTATTAGCAGAACTTAAACCTTTTGTCTTTGCTTCAATTATAAATGGAACTTTCGCCATTATTTGTCCTTTTTATTTTCTCTTATGTGATTAACACATTGATTATATTCTTGATCAATAATAAAAAAACTATCTTTAATTCTATCAGGGGTATCATCTAATGATTTAAATGGAGGGCAATTAAATAACTTACAAAATTTGTAATCTTTAATACTGTCTTGTATATCTTTTTTTACTAACAAAGAAAAATCAGCAAAAAATGGTAACTGCGTATATAATGCTTCTCCCAAATCAAATCCCTTTTCTAATGCTTCATCATATAATGAAATCAATTCATCATATATATCATCTATATCATTAAACTCTACTTGTTCTCTTATAGATAATTTTAACGCCTTATAAGGAAAACTCACATTGGTAAAAGCAGTTTCCTGTAATCCTTTGCAACTTATCCAAACATTAAGTCGCAACAAGATTTCTTCTATTTTTTTTTTGCGTTAGCAGTTTCAAAAATAGTAGTTGCAATAGCAACAATCTCATCAGTAGAATATTTATTCAATTCTTCTTTTTTGAGTTTCGTAAACTTTAAAATAATATCTACCCAGAATGAAAATGATGGATTAGTTCCATTGTTGTTGATCTCTAACATCATATCATTCAATTCACATCTTTTATCTAAATCAATATCATTTATTTCTAAATCAAATGATTTAAACTCTTGTTGTTCATTTGGTGCGACTTTTACTAATGTCATAAGTTATCCTTTGCTTAATTATTCTATAATTTAATAATTAAGATGCTGTTATACTAATAATAGTTGCTGTCGTATTTGCTGCAAATGCTCTAAATGGAATAGTATGTGTTAAATTAGAACCACCATTATCTAATGTCGCTGCATCAATCATAACATCTGGACAATCAATAGCAAAACCACTTGATTCATCAATAGATAAATTAATTCCTGTTGAGTTACCTGCTAAACTTGCAATTAAATCATAAGTATTATCATCTGCTTTAACTGTAACAGAACCTGTAACTTCCCAAGCACCTGTTTGTGCATAAGCCCAAGGCAAATAATTTGAATAATCTTGTGAACCAACCCTTTCAACAGTTCTTGATATAGTAACTTCCCAAGAAGTAGGCATTAATTCTTGACCACCTAATTGTAAAGCACCTGCTGTACTATTAGTATTCAAATTAAATATGCTCTTTGGAGCGCCTGTATCAACAGTATCTGCTGCAATACTATCTGCTGCTTCAACAGGTGGGTATGCTGTCCAGAATGAACTATCTATTGTTAATTGTCCTGCATTTGTCCCTACATCTTCTTTTAATGTCATAGATTGTAATACTGCACCCCTAACAATTAAATCTTCTGCTGTGTTATCTGTACCACCATTAATAAAATTAACAGTAGCATGATTTTTAGATGTTGCACCATGTTTCATTTGCATATCACCTGCTACTCCATTACCGATTCCTATACCTGCTGTTAAATCACAAGCACTTGCACCATCACCAAACGCCCATAAGCAATTTGCTAATATAGCATTTACTGAACCTAAAAATGAACAATCAAATGTCCAAGTATTTAAATCAGGTCTGTGTCTGCCCTGTGATTCTAATTGTCCATATATACCTGCTCTATTTGGTGCAACTTCTAATGCTGCACTATTATAAGGCATAGTGTAAGATATTAATGGTAAATCATAATAAGTATGTGCATCTTCATGTGCTGTACCGAGTGCCTGTGCTGTTGAAGCATCAAAACAAAATATAGGCTTAATCTCTGCACTTGATATTGTTTGACTTTCTAACGCCATTATTTACTCTCCTTCTTCTTTTTTGTTTTTGGTTTCCCTACTTCATCAAAACAGCCATCAAATTGTTTTGGTACTGTTTCCATATTAATTGGGTGTCCTGCAACTAATAACCCATGCTTGCTATCACCACCCAATGATCTAAAATCTTTCTTCTCTCCTAATTTAAAATATTTTTCATTCGCCTTATATTGTCCCATACAAACTCCTATGTATATACATTATTGTGTGTTATTGATATAACATATTCTGCGATATTCAAATTCGTTTCATCTTCATTTTCTTCATCTTGAATATTATATGTAATTTCATCAACTCTTAATTCTGCCCAATTTTTAGATGTATCAACTTGGTTATCTAATAAATGTTTTCTCAACCTATCAATTTTGCCTTTTACAGACTTATTTATTAATTCTTGACTTATATCTGCTTTATGGTAATATCTAACGATTAAAGCATATTCTCGTTGCTCTAATGCTCCTGTCTGCATTAATAATGTGGAATTTAATAATTCAATCCTAACGCATTCAGATCCAAGCATCTTAAATTCACTTCCAATATATACATTCTGAAATTCTTTGGATATAACACTTCTCAATCCCAATTCAATCTCATCATATGCTATTTTATCGTATGTTACAGCCATTATCTATACAAACTTATATTTCTTGTTACTGAATTTGTTTCTTCCATGCCCTCATTGTACACTTCTATTTCCCATTGATCATCTGCTGTCATTGAAGAACCTTGAAACCTTACTTGCAATCCACCTAAACCACCCCAATTATCCAGACCACCTGTAACAATTTCATCAGTTTCTTCTTCTCCAAACAGTTTATCATTACCATAATATTCAACTTTGCATTTAGCAGTACCATAAGCACCACCTGTTGTGCAAGTAATACGCAGTAAATCATACCCATTATGCCCACCATAAAACTCTCCTGCTGTTTCTACTAAATACATTGAACCACTTCTAGTAATCTCTCTTATTGAACCTTGACTATCCTTATTATCTATCTCAAAAGAAAGTTTAATATGTCCTGCGTTTAATTTATCAACTAATCCTGTACCCTCTGCATTTGTCAGCATATCCATGAAAAACTGTGCTTCTTCTGACATTGGGTCTTTGGATCTAATCAGATTCGCTGCTGTTAAATAACAAGTTGCTTTAATTATAACAGGGTCATATTCAGGTGCTAAACCACTTGCTGCACCCTCTTTAATCTGTGTTGATTTAGGTAAAGGCATCTGAAATCTTGCGTCTAATAGGTTATTTAATTCCATAGAAGCATTGACTAATTGTTGGTCAATAAATGTTGCAAAATCTACACCTGTTTCAAATACTTGTTCATTTATAGTAGTAGATGAATAATTGCTATTATAATATTCTAATTGATTTGTTGCAGAAGCATAAAACCATTCTCCATTTGAATCAACTGCACCACTTGTTGATTGTGCTGCTGCGATTTCTTCACCATTGATAAACAATGTATCTACATAACCACAATCTCTAAATAAATGCAGATTCCCTGATGTTAATGTAGGATATATTTGGGTTTTCTGATCAAAATCACCAAAGTTATTAAAGTAGTTCTTTAAGTCAGATTGACTTGCATATTTAAAATTAGTCGCCATATTCTATTTCCTTTTCTTTGGCTTCGTTTTAGGCTTTCTTGGTCTGCCTTTTTTACTTCCATATGTTCCTTTGCCTTTGGGCATAATCTCTCCTTATGAGTAAATAACCAATGTTAATTCAGCATCTTTATGAGTATTTGTTGAACGCCCTGAAATGCTCCCAACCATATTAGAATTGTTTGCTTCTCTTGTTGGTATCCCTGAATGAACTGAACCATAATTAAATGCTGTTTTAAATTCTGCTCTGTATAATCCTGTAATATCAACAATAGCACTATCATAATCAATAGTTCCTCTACCAATATCTCCAACCAAATTCCCATTACCATCATCAATTAGCATGTGTTTTGTGTTTTTGATTTTCTTACCACTTTTGACATCTGTTGTTGTTTCTGTTGGGAATCTTGTTGGTACAGGCGTTTCATGATCACCTGTATCTGGAACATTACCAATACCCCAAGGTTCATTGGAACTATCTGCATCATCAACCAATAAAAGAGTATCACCATCAACCCACTTTTTAGCACTAAATCTTACATCACCATTTACAATTTCTACTTTATAATCTAAATTTGCATCTACAAATGCTTGATTAATTAAAGATATAACCTTACCCCATGATACATCAGAAGAATCTGTTGTAAATTCTATATCAGAAGATGTAGCAGAAGCACCTGAAACTTTGTTTGTGATTCTAAAAGCATAAGCAGTAGATGCTACAAGTCCTGTTGAATCTGATGAACTAACAGATACACCTAAATTCTGATATGCACCATGTTCTGGAAATTGAATAGCAACAGATCCCGGAACTATCCCTCTTGATGCTGTTCCCTCTGTTGAACCTCTTGGAACTTCTCCACTATCTCCAAGCAACATACCTTTAAATCTACCATTAGCATCGGTTCTAATATTTACACCAGTATCATCTTCTGTCCCTTTATTATGTAAATGAGTTCCTGCATACATATATAAATCTGCACCTGCTGTCAATGTTTGTGCTGTATATCCTAAAACACCTCTTTCAACTGTTAATGCAGTTGCACTATCTACTGACACAACCTTAAAAACATCATCTGTGCTTAAATCAAAAAATACATAATCCCCTGCTCTAAACTTTTCTGCAAAATTATCTACTGCTATTGCAGTTGCTGTTGCATTATCTTCTCCATCTATATTTGCAGTAGTATCACCACCTCTTGCAGATGTTGATGACAATGCTGTTGAAACTTTATCTGATGCTAATGCTAATGCAGAAGTATCTCCCAATGCTGCTGAATTTAATTCACTATAATTGATTATTCGTAATTGATTTGAGAATATCATTTCACCTGCACCTAATAAAAATGTCATATAAGAAGTTTCATCTATACCACTTGCTGTATCTGGTGCATCTGCTGCCCATGCAGTCGTTGTAAATTGTATCTCTGCACCTGTTGTTCCATGATTATAAATACAAAATGCTTTTGGTGCTGCTGATGAATTTGCTGATTTAGCAGATGGAGAGAATGAGTGCATTTCATAAAATTCACTTGCTACGCCTTGATCAAGAACATATTTTGTTACTTTTTCTTCTGTATAATTCTTTAAATTGGAAAATGAATTTGTTGTTCCATCTCCTGCTACTGTTAATGTTGTTTTTACATTCGCCATATTTTCTCCCTTAAACTAAATGATATTTTACTGTGATATTTATTGAATAATCTGAATTAACTGTTGAATCAGATCTAAAAAATGCTAAAATTACTTTCCCACTTGATACACTTGCTTCATCTACTGTCCATGTTGATTTATATGCCTGTTCATTACCTGCATTGGTAACATCTGAATTATGTGCTAACAATTCTCCTCCTGTAAGACAAGATGTTGATCCACTATTAAAAGTAAATGATTTTAAGTGCATTCTAGTAGTATCTCCTGTTGCATTGTCAGCACCCTCAAAAGATGTTACTGAATCAATAGAAATATTATCTGGAACAAACCATAGCATTGGAACTATTTGTGAAGCATATTGACTACTTGTATTAGCAGTAGTGAATGTATCATCTGGGTCTGTTCCTGTTCCAAAA